TTCTTGTCAGCAGATGCGCGCATCTGGCGGCCATTCTCGATCCAGCTAAGCATCACCGCACGGCCTTCGGTGCGCGCCTGGATGCCATAGCGTTCGATGGGATCATTCTCGCCGCGTAGCACGGCATTCATGGCATTGATGGCCTGATCCAAGCCGCCGCCAAAAACTGAAGCCGCGTCGCCCGCCGCCTTCAGCGACATCTCGGCAGCTTCGCCACGAATGCCAAGCGTCTGTAATGAAACGCCCGCTCTCACGACCTCACCCACATTGAAAGGGGTTTGATTGGCAAACTCGGTCAATTGTTGAAGCCGTTCCTGGGCCGCTTCCGCGCTACCCATCACAGTTTCCAGCGTCACCTGATAATTCTGAAAATCCGCCGCGCCGCGCACAAATTGCTGATTGAACAGAAACGCGCCACCCGCCGCGCCGATTGCCAGCTTGGCACTCAGCCCCGCCACCGCCCCCGCCGCATCCCGCGCGCGCCCGGCAACATTGCCCAGCGCGCCGGCCAGCACGCCAGCGCCACTCACATTGGATAACCGCTGCGCCGCCTGCCCCACCGCCAGCATCCCAGCCGCAATGCCACCAAGCCGCGCCTGCAACGCCGCCAAGGGCTGCGATGCGCGGTCAATCGCTTCGATCAGGATGGATAGCCGGAGGGAACCCGACATTTAGGTGACTACCTCGCTGCCATGCGGCGGTTCCATTCCACCGCGCGGTTGGTCAAGAACCGGAGTTCTGCGGCGCTCCACCGCTGCCACCCGGCAGCGAGCCCGAAGGTGCCCCAGACAATTTCGCAGCATTCGGGCCAGTCTCCTGGCCACGCTGCAAAAAACTGGTCGCGACCTCAGAAATCGCGAAGAAATCATCAATGGATAGATCATCCACCTGCGCGCGCGTCAGGCCGGAACACCGCGCGGCCAGCGCCAGGATCATGGAGCCAGTGCCACCCGCACCGCCCGCATCCATCGCCGCCGCCATATCGCCCGCGCGCGGTTCGCGGAAGTCAATCTCCGCAATGCGATGCACTTCGGCGCCGGTTTCGGCGTTGCGCAGCACAATCGGTTCTTTCAGATCAATCCGGATGGTGGAGCGGCGCATCACAGCACTTCCTCAGCCGGAGGCCCGGCGAATTTCAGGGTGATGTTGCCACCTTCGCCATCCTTCATCGTCGGCGTATCGGTCAGAAACGCGTCGTTGATGACGAACCTCTGTCCCGTGTCGCATTCAAAAATCAGCGTCACGCCGGCCATGTTGCGGAAGGTCTCCAACGACATGCCGCTGCGCAGGCTGGTTTCGCATTCGCACATGGCGGGCATGGTTTCTTCTGCCCAGCCAACCACGCGGCCCACGGTGACGGCGTTGCGCTTGGTGCCACCCACATCCAGTGAAGCGCCCTTCGCGCTTTCGATCACCTGCCCATTGACGCGAATGGTCGCGCGGCCAAGGAATTGCGGCATGTCCCGTTCTCCTCAAATTACAGCAGGAATTCGATTTGCGCGGCAAGCACGCGGAATTGGTTCACCAGGTCAGGCGGCAGCAAGGCATCCACGCGGTTCGGGTCGCTCTGGCTCCGCACCACAATGATGTCTCGCTTGAATTGATCCACGCCTTCCACCAGGCCCGCTTCTTCCCATTGCTTGAAGCGCGCGACGATCTCGGCCCGCAGCGTGCCCGGCGTCACCACATTCTGCCCGCGGGCAAAGGCCGTGCCGTCATCGGCCAGCTTGTGGCGCGGGAAGCGCAGCGCGATCATGCTGCGCAGATCGTAGCGGATGTAGGACAGGGTCTTTACCGTCTCCACATCCAGATAGCTGATATCCTCGGCGCCGCTTGGTGCGGTCTGATAGGTGGTGACCACCCTTTCGATAAAGACCTGGCCGGCATCATTCACGCGGAAGGTGCTGATGCCATCGCGCAGCAGCAAATCGCGTTCCTGAAAGGTGAAGCGCTGATTGATCAGGGGCGCGACCATGGTCGGTAATTGCAGCGTCTGCACGGGGCGCGCCGGGTCAATCGCCAGCGCCGGGATACAGATGCTGGCAAGCTGCGCCGCCCATTCCCAGGGCGGCGTGGGCGAACCGCGCATGCCGATGATGCTCACATTCGGCGAATTGCGGCCTGCGCCATAAGTGGTCAGCGTGCCATGCGCGCCGGACAGCCCGGCCCAGCCATGGCCATCACGCTGCACCAGCGGGCCCCAATTGGCGGCCATGCGCGCTTCAAGCGCGGCCATGTTCGTGGCATCCGTCCAGGGCGTGACAAAATCCGTGAACCAGGTTTCCGCCACCGCATCCAGCGCCGTGGTCACCACCGGGTTCTGCGCGCCCGAAGCCATAGCCACAATGGTCAGGCCGGTGCCTGGGCAGCCGTGCCGGATGCGACCGAAACTTCAAGACGCCGCCCACCAATCATCAGCGCGATCACGCCCGCCGCAGTGGAAGGCCCGGTGACCGTGATGGTGCCGGTGGCGGCAACGCCCGCACCCACGTCATCCATGGCAATGCCCCAAACTTCCACCAGGGAAAGGTTGGCGAACCAGGCTTCGAACATGTGCGCCAGGTTGCTGCCGCGCCCGAAATACGTGCGCGCCTGCGCTGCATCAATCACGCGGATCGGCACGCCCTGGGCAATGGTGCCAGCCGTCAGGCGCTGGCCCATAATCAAGACGCGCGCGGGCCAGTCATTCAACCCGCGCAGCGCGCGGGAATTATCGAATTCAACATAGCTGCCCGGAACGCGAATGCTGTTCGGGATATTGTTGAAACTGATGGAACCGGACATGAACGGTTACTCCTTTTCGCCGCTGCGGCGCTTTGATGGCTGGGCCAGGATCACATCGCCATCGGCGATGCGCCGGCGCCAATATTCGGTATCGGTATCCGGCACCTCAGCGCCTTCGGGCGGCAGGTGGCGCGGCATGGGCGCGCGCGCTTCCGGGTTGGCGACCAACAGGTCAGGATGGGAAGGCTTGACGAACATGAGTGCGCCTCACGTGGTGGGAAGGGTGACGCGCACCACCGCATCGGCGCGACTGGCGCCGGTGGTGGGTGCGGGCGGGGGCGCGGAGACATTGCCAAAGGGCGGAATGTCCTGATCCGCATGGAAGGTGACGAAGTTATCCAAAAAGCCGGGCGGCGCGGCTGCGCCATCAGCGCTGCCATCGCCAGCATCAATCTGCGGCACACCCCAGGCATCCTGGATCTGCACCGGCACATCGCACACCAGGCCATAGACGGTGCGGCCATTTTTCTCGAAGGCGGTGGCGTAAAGGTTTTCGCAGCTTTGCACTTCAATCGGCGCAGCCGCGCCAGCAGGCAGCCAGCGTTCCAGCGTGGCGGCGGTCAGGATCGCCATCTCATAGGCGCCGATCGTCACCTGGTCACCGCGCCGCCGCGCGACTTCGCCGCTGGCATTGGCGGCGACGATATAGGCGCCGAAGGTGGCGCGCACGCAGCCAGGCGGGCGTTCTACCCGCTGCCAGCCCAGGAAGGCCACGTAAATTCCGGGCGCGTTCGAAAGCACGCGCTGCAACTCCTCCGCATCAAACCGGGCAGGTTTGTGATCCACTTCCTTCACGCGGCCATCAAAAGCCTCGCGCAGGCGGCAGATAATCGCGTCTTCCAGCGCGCCGATCATAGCGGCCCGCCCCAGCGATAATGCGCCAGATCGCCTTCAAGCACGCCGGTATTGCCTTTTTTGAAGCGCACCGCGGTCGTGTCTTCCGCGGGTTCGGCGCCGTTCGCATCAATGCCAAGGTCGGCCTTGCCGCCAGCGATATCCTTGAGGAAGGCAATGGCCTGGTCGCGATCCCGCAATACCTGATCAGTCGGCTGGCGGTCGCCGCCCAGGTGCAATTCATGCCGCGCAATGGCCGCCGATAGCTTCACCAAAAGCCGAGGCACGACGGAAAGCGGCAGCGTGTAGCGCGGGCGGAGATAGCCATCCACGATATCGCCCGCATCATCACAAGCACGCTGCACCCGCGCAGTATCCACCTGGCCGAGCAGCGCTGGCGCAAGCTGCGCCACCTCTGCCTGGCCAAAGCGGTCGATCAGATCCTGCGGGGTGCAGTAAGCGGTCACAGATTATTCCTTGGCCTTGGCTTGGGCGGCTTGCTGAGCTTTCTTTCCCTGCGTCGCAGGCTTCGGTTCAGCAGCAGGCTCAGTCACCTCAGCGACATCTTCGACAGTCGCCTCGGCAGCCGCGCTCTCATTCACGACAGCCGCGTTTTCATTCACGGCAGCGGAAGATGCGCCGGCGGCGTCATCCCCATCAGCCGCCGGCGCTTCCTCAACCTCATCATCCACCGCGCCCACGGCGATGAGGCTGGGGACCAGGTCGCGGCGGATTTCCGCCACCGCGCCTTGTTCAACACGCACGCCATCCACATCAAGGTTGCGCAGCGCGCGGATTTTCTGAGTGTCCTTCGCCATGATCAGGCCACCGCGTTTTCGAAGTAGTAGCCGGAAGCGGCAGCGGAAATCACTTCCTTGACGCTTTCACCCACCCGCACAATCGTGGAGCCGCGAAGACCCAACTTAGGTTCATCCATCGTGCCCGCGATGCGATCACCGAATTCAGCGGTGAAACCGAAAGTGGGCTGATCCGCATCGGCGGCATCCTGCGAAACGAACAGCGCCGCGGCATGCTTACCCCAAACGCGGGACATGGTGGGCGCTTGGCCCTTGCGCGCCGTGTTCACAAAGCTTGCGCCCACGACCACTTCGCGCACTTCAAAGAAGGCCGCGACCTGTTCGCGCGTGACGGCACCGGCATTCACCTGATTACCCAGAATTGCCGTGACCATGCGCGGATGCTGGCGCAGCTTGGTCCAGGTGGCTTGGCCAAAGGTCAGCACATTCGGGCGGAAGATCGGCACATCCAAAGCGTTCAGGATGACATCAACCGGGTTTGAATTGGTGAAGTCAGACCATTGGCTGGCGCCGGAAAGCGTAACGCGGTTCGCCGCCGGATAAGTCGCGGAATTGAACACCAGGCCCGCCACGCGAATTTCGCGGTCCAGCAAGACAAGGCCGGTCAGCAAAGACGTGGACTTCGCCATGGGCGATACGGGGCCACCAGATGGAGGCTTCGGCATCTCTTCCCAAGCGGTCACTTCATCATTTGGCAGAACGTCATCCAGGCCGTAGTCAACACATTCGTCAGGGACCTCGGTGCCACCGAAATCAACCTGTGTCGGCGCCCCGCGCCGCGCCACCCGAGTATTCGGGACCGTATAGGCGTCAGCGAGTGGGTAGACCGTGTATTTGAATTTCTTTCCAGTCTTGCCGATGCGCGGCATCACGCGGTCAGCGATAAGATCGATATCGCGGTTCTTATAGCCAATCGCGATGGCGGTAAGGGTCGGATTTACGGGAAAAGCGGTAGTTGCCATTTCAGGGTTCCTTCAGATCAGCCCTGGACCGAGCCAGGGCTCAGCAGGACACGGATTTGATCGCCGGCGGCCAGAGCCGCCTCCATCGCAAAACCGATGATGCGGTTGTTCACGCCGGCTGCAGGCGCGGCGGCGACAGCACGCCCAACGCTATCGGTGGTGACCGGCAGGCCAGCGGCGATGGCGGCTCCGGCTTCGACCCAGGCGATGCCCTGCAACATAACTTCCACACGCTCACCGGACACGATC